GCCCTGGCCGCACTCGAGGCTGCCGGCATCGACCGCAAGGAGGCCGGCGCGCGGCTCCGTCAGATCGCCGAGCAGCACAAGGGCGAGCGCGGCGCCGAGGCCAACGTCAAGCGCCGGCAGACCTACGCCAAGGCCGTCGAGGTGGCCAAGGCCGAGGCCGAGATCGCGAAGATCCGCAAGGACGCCTACGACATCGCGCTCGACGTGGTCGAGGCCGGCAAGGGCGGCGACAAGTGGTCGGTGGACGACGCCCTCGACTTCGTCGCAAACGACATGGCCGAGGAGATGGCCGGCGCCTGGACCCGCTACGCCGACCTCACCGGCCGCGGCGGCGAGAAGCCCGACCTCGACAAGCTGTTCCGTGGCAAGACCGCCGAGCTCACCGCCGGCATCTCCGGCCAGGCCGAGGCTCGCCAGGCCCTCGACGAAGCCATCGCCAAGGAGGCCGAGGCGGCCGCGCGCACGATGCCGCTCGGCAAGCGCAAGGTCTTCATCGACTTCATCACCAAGAAGCTCCAGGTCGACCTGTTCGAGGACGGCGTGGCCGCCGGCCGGCCGGTCGAGCAGCAGCTCCGCCACGTCAAGGCGACCGTGTGGTCGCGCGCTGACGCCATCAACCTCCGCGAGGAGGAGCTGCCGACCCCCGACCCCAAGCGCGGCGTCGAGGACAGCGCGCCCCGCGCCGAGGGCGAGGACAAGACCCTCGCCAACCAGGTCGCCGAGGCTCCGCCGAATGCACTCCGCACCGGCCGCGAGAGCGTCGACGCCCCGATCATCGACCAGGATCTGGGGCACACCGACCCGCGCACGGGCGAGCACGTCCCCGCGATTATCACCGGCCGCAGCCTGGTCGACGTCATCGACCCGAAGACCGGCCAGTCCACCTTCCGCCAGCCCGGCGGCGTGCAGGGCGCCATCAAGGGCTCCAACCGCCAGGGCTTTCAGGGCCGCACCCTCTACACCAACCGCGCCGGCGAGCTGCGCGAGGCCGGCGAGCGTGGCAAGGACCAGGCCAAGCTCGAGGCCGAGGCGTCTCGCGACCTCAGCCGCATCCAGGCCGAGCACAACGCCAAGGGCAAGAGCGGCGCGCTCCCGGGTGAGGCGACCGACGCCCCCTACAAGATCAAGCTCCCGAGCTTCGCCGCGGCCGAGCAGCGCGCCGACCTCAGCGTCGAGGTGGCCGACATCATCGCTCGCCGCGAGATCACCCCGAACGTCGCGAGCGGCCTCAGCGAGAATGGCCGGGTCGCGACCGCCGCTGCCGAAGACGCCACCCCCGTCACCGGCGTCACTGGCGAGAAGGGCTCCCCGCAGCTCCAGCGACGCTTCGTCATGGCCGACAAGGGCGCGGCCTCCTATGCCGTCCCCGGCGACGAAGTGTGGCTCGATCCCAAGACCGGCAAGGTCTACAAGAACCACCCGAGCGGCAGCGAGCCGGCGGCCACGGCCGTCCGCGCCGAGCGCCCCACCCCGACCCCCGAGGCCGCCGCCGTCTCGCGCGCCATCCAGAGCGGCGACAAGGCCCAGGCCCAGGACCTCACCAAGAAGCTCGTCGCTGCCCGTCGCAAGGCCGTCGGCCTGCCGAGCGGCACTACCGGCACTACGCCCGTGGCTGCCACGCCCGGCACCCTCCCCGAGGGCGCATGGGTCGCGATCCGCAATCGCGAGAACGGCCACACCCGCGTCCTCACCGCGGCCCAGGCCGCCAACGCCAACACCTACGACGCCGGCACCAAGGCACTCGCCGGCAAGACGCCGCTCGATAAGTTCGAGATCGGCCACGTCCCCTCCGGCAGCAAGGGCGGCTACGACGTCGCCTTCACGCCGCGCGACAGCGGGGCGCCGACCGAGGCGGTGAAGCCGCGCGACCCGGCCAAGATCACCAAGCCGGCCACCTTCGAGAGCGTCAAGGACCACCCGATCCAGGTGGGCGACCAGACCGTCGCGGCCGGCGAGCTGCACGCTCGCGTGGCCGAGCTCGAGACCCGCAGCCTGGCCGACCTCACGGCCGCCCGCGAGACCATCGACCAGCTCGCCGAGATCCTCCCGGTCCTGCCCGACGTCAAGCTGCCCGTCACCACCCGCGCCCGCGCGATCCGCCAGGTCGAGTACGTCATGCGCTTCGCCGGCGCCGAGACCATCGGTGCCGTCAAGGACGTCCTCGCGCGCCTAGGTGGCGGCGGCGAGACCGGCCCGATGATCCGCAAGGCCGGCGTCGACGGCCACGTCGCCGTCTCGTCGAACCCGAAGCACCTGAACACCGTCCGCCTGCGGCCGCAGGCTTCTGCCGCCGATGGCCCTGCCCTCACCCGTTTCGTCCACGAGCTGGCCCACTGGTCGTGGACCAACATCGTCGCGCCGGCCGACAAGGCGGCATTCATCCGCTACCTGAAGAACACCTACTTCTCCGACCAGGCCGGCCTCGAAGCCTTCCACGCCCGCGTGGCGCGCGGCACGGACAAGTCCGTGGCCGAGCTCTGGGCCAACCAGTTCGAGGCGTATGTCGCGCAGCGTTTCCGCGGCGGCGCCTACAGCTCCTTCTGGGATCGCCACACCGAGGCGGCCGGCCACCTGGTCGACCGCATGGTCAACCCCAAGAGCAACTTCCTCGACCAGCGCATGGCCGAGGACTTCTTCGCCAAGCTCCTCCCCGAGGAGGTGCTGGAGCGGATGACCGACCGCCTGGCCGGCGCCAAGCAGGCATCGACCGACGTGGGCAAGAAGCTCCAGGGCCTGCACGCCCGCTACCTCATGCTCGCCGACATGGTCGAGGACACGCTCGCCTCCGGCGACGTCGCCTCCCTGCGCGAGCTGCTGGTCACGAAGACCATGGGCGACGGCGTGATGCACGCCCTCTGGGGCTTTGCCCGCCGGTCGACCACCCGCGACGCGGGCCTCCGCGCCAAGGCCAAGCAGCTCAACAGCGACCTCTACACCTGGAACGGCGACCGCACCTCCATGGAGAAGGCCGGCCCGCAGGCTGGCGATCTCACCGCCGAGGGCATCGCCGCCCGCGACACGGACGTCGACGCGCAGGTCTCCGTCTTCGGCGGCCGCGCCATGGCGGTGCTCCGCGACATCGTGGCCGACTACGAGAAGGCGTTCGCCGGCGTCGAGAACGGCTCCAAGCCGGCCGTCAACGAAGCGCCCGTGCGTGGCGAGACCAAGGCCCGCCGCGAGAACGCCCGCCAGGAGAAGCGGATCAAGGCCCGCGCCGAGACGAAGCGCGCCGAGGTCGTGGCCGAGGCCAAGACCGAGCTGGCCCAGAAGCCGAAGGCGACCGCCGCCAAGACCTCGACGACCACGCAGGCTCCGCTCGCCGCGTCCGATGCGGAGCTGGCCAGCACCCTGAAGACCACGCCGGTCGGATCGCCCGAGCGCCGCCAGGTCGCCCGCGAGGTGGTCCGCCGCGAGAACGCGCGCCCCGTGCGCCCCGCCGGCAAGGCGAGCCAGGAAGCCGACGGACTGTCGACCCCCTCGCTGTTCCGCGCCCTGGCCGATGCCCTCGACGGCGGCGACCCGAAGCGCACCGCCGAGCTCTATATCGAGCTGGCCGACCGCGGCTTCACCGTCCCGCTCGACATCAAGTCGTCGGCGATCAAGCACGCCCTCGCAGGCGAGGCTCGCGCCCATGACGGCACCGCCTTCCAGGACGGCCTGGCCCCGCGCGGCCCGGCGACCCTCCAGAACATCCAGTCGATGATCCGCGCCAAGTCGCCCGAGGTCGAGGCTGCCGCCCGCACCATGCTCGAACGCGCCTGGCGCCTGCTCGGTGCCAGCACCCGCCGCGGTCTCGAAGGCGGCCTGCTATTCGACCTCGCCACGCTCCATCGCCTCGAAGGCACCCCGGTCCCGCCGCACGCCGTCGGCGGCTTCGCCACCGTCGATGCCATCTCCGCGCTCCGTGGCGTCGTCCGCAAGTCCGCCATCGCGCTTGTCGAGGGCGTCTCCTCGCCCTTCGCGGCGATGCACGAAATCTCTCACCTCGCGATGCGGACGCTCCCCGACGAGACCCGCGCCTTCGTGCGCGACGCCTTCGACCGGGCCGACGACGCCGTCAAGCAGAAGGTCGTCGTCGCCTACAAGCATCTCGACGCGCAGGAGCAGGCCGAGGAGTGGTTCGCCGACAGCTTCGCCCAGTACCTCGCCGAGCGCGTGGCGAAGGGCGACGTGTGGAAGCACAACCTCTCCGCCGGCCAGTTCGACGTGCAGCTCAAAGGCTGGCTGGAGCGCCTGCTCGACCAGATGAAGGAGATGGTCGCCTACCTGACCAACGGCCTCATCGGCAACCAGAACATGAAGCAGGTGTTCCGCCAGCTCACCTGGTATGGCGACCTGTTCGCGCCCGCCCGCGTCGAGCGCAAGGGCGCGGTGCCGGCCAGCGACGCCGCGGCTCACGGCCGCCAGATCGTCAACAAGCTGAGCACCGAGCGCCGCGCCGCCATCGAAGCCTATGTCGGCGACGCCTTCGACCAGGACCGCGACGGCGCGATGATGCTGTTCCACGCCACGCCGGTCTCTAAGGAGACGATGACGGCGGACGACTTCGTCTTCCGTCCGAGCTCCTTCGGCAACGCCGGCCCCGGGATCTATCTCTCCGACGACCCGAGCGGCGCAGGCTTCGGCGTCCAGATCGCGCTCGGCGCCCGCCAGCGCCTGGTCGAGCAGGCCCTGGAGAGCGGCCGCATCACCAACACCGAGGCCGTCACCGCGCAGCATGCCGCCAACGCCCTGACCACCGGCGAGCGCGAGCTGATGGACGTGCTCTCCGAGATCCAGGCGATGCGGACCCTCGACGCCACCGAGCCCGCCCCCTATGGCTGGCAGGAAGACGGCTTCGAGACCGTCACCGTCGGCGAGGCGCGGGAAATTCTCCAGAAGTCGGTGCCGATCTACCGCCGCAAGGTCGACGACGCCCGCGCCATCCTCGACGAGTTCAACGTCGTGCCCGACAACCACTACGTGGCGCCGGTCTTCATCCGCTCGCGCCAGCCTCTCGACCTGCGCTTCTCCGCGCTCTACTCCGTCGGCGATCTCCGCAGCCCCGAGACCCAGATCGGCCGCCTCATCCAGGAGCTGGCCGGCCCCAACCACGAGCGCATGAGGCCCTACATCGAGCGGATCATCGACGCCGTCCGCTCGACCGACGCCGACGTGCCCGACCTGTACCTCAGCGGCCGTGATGTGCAGCATCACGTCCTGCATGCCGTCGCCCGCGCCCGTATCGCCGACGAGGCTGGCGAGGTCAGCGACCAGATCCCCTTCTGGGAAATCGGCCGCATGATCAACGATGCCGCCCGCGCCACCGGGCACGACGCCATCGCCGTCACCGAAGCGCGCCGCATGCTGGATGGCGACGACGTCCAGCGCGTCGAGTACGACGCCTACACCCTGTTCTCGCCGAACCAGGTGAAGCACGCCGAGGCCCGCGACTTCGACCCGGCCGACGACCGCCTCATGCACGCCATCGACACCAACCTGGCCGGCGGCCTCGGCGAGCACATGATCGACGAAGGCGCCCCGGCCGCGGTCGCCGGCGCCAAGATCATGCACGCCCTCGATCTCCGCGGCGTGCCTGGCGGCGTCGGTCGCCTGGTCGAGGGCATCCTCGGCAAGAAGGGCGGCGCCAGCTCCCTCACCACGGCCGAGAGCCTCAGCGGCCTCCAGATCCGCGAGAACTCCTCGCGCATCCGCAAGTACGTCTCCGGCTGGGTCGCCGACAAGGTGAAGCCGCTCCAGGGCGCCGGCCACTACGAGCAGGTGGACGAGCAGTTCGCTGCCAAGGCGATGCCGATCTTCGACGCCCTCGACAAGCTCCCCGACGGCGGCGCCTGGCGCCAGGGGCTGCGCGAGCTGAAGTTCTGGGGTGACATGCCCCAGAGCCGCAGCGAGGTCCGGCTGATGCACACGCTCCGCCGGTGGGCCGATCCGGCGGCGCGCAACGCCCTCAGCCCCGACGAGCTGAAGGTGGCCGACAACATCATGGCCACGCTCCGCCGCGAGTGGTCTCGCCTCACCGACGCCGGCGTCGTGGTTGGCAAGATCGACGACTTCTTCCCGCAGGCTTGGAAGGAGGACGCCATCGCGGCCAACTCCGACGCCGCCATCGCCGGCTTCGCCCGCTACTTCTACGACGAGAGCATGGCCGTCCCCGGCCGCACCGCGATCACGCCGGTCGAGGCCCGCGAGCGCGCCGAGCGCCTGGTCCAGAAGCTCGCCGACGAGCGTGGCGTGCTGGTCCCGCGCGAAGCCTTCCAGGCCGCCGGCGGCAAGGCCGACACGCTCGACTACCAGCGCCTCATCCACCTCGAGCAGCCCTGGGCCAAGGAAGCCGCGGCTATGCTCGAGCCGTTCCTCGAGCCCAACCTCCGAGCCACCCTCGCCAAGTACCTGCACACCACGACGGCGCGCGTCTCCTTCGTCGAGCGTTTCGGCGTGCGCGGGCACGCCGTCGACGACTACCTCAACGCCCGCTACGCCGGCAAGGAGGCCGTCCGCGAGATCCTGGAGAAGGGGCGCACCATGTACCGGATGGCGAAGGTCGCCACGGACAATGGCGTGGACCACCTCCGCAACGAGACGCCGCTGATCGGCGGCCTCAACCCGGGAGAGGCCGGCACCCTCACCGACCAGCTCTACGCCATCGCCGGCAGCGACCTGGCCAGCCGCCGCCAGGCGATGATCGACCTCATCACCTCCAGCCACGCGGAGAAGTCCCCGCACCTGCTGCGCCGCGCCGAAGCCCTGGCCCAGGCCGTGATCGACAACCCGGGCGGCCGCGCCGAGTTCGAGAAGGTGGCCACCCAGGAGCTCCAGTTCGTCGAAGGCTTCATCGACGGCATCGAGGGCAAGGGCAACACCAACGGCCCCTATCTCGCCATCGCGCGCCGCGCCAGCTCGGCTATCAAGTCGATCAACAACGTGCGCCTGCTCGGCTTCACCACGCTGACCAGCCTCTCCGATCCGGCCTTCATCCTCGGCCGGTCGGGCGACCTCAAGGCGTTCGGCTCGGCGATGGCCAAGGCCGCGACCGATCCCGACCTCCGCCAGATGATGCGGAACGTGGGCCTCGGCGCCGACGCCCTCGTGCAGCAGCAGATGAGCTACCTCTACGGCACCGGCCCCAGCCGCTTCGCCCAGGCGTTCTTCCGCGTGAACGGCCTCACCTCGTGGACCGGCTTCATGCGCGAGTTCTCGGGTGTCGTCGGCTGGGAGAGCATCAAGGCCGCTCAGCGCCGCGCCGCGCGCAACCTCCGCCCCGACGGCACCGGCAACCTCACCTACCGCCAGGCCAAGCGGTTCCTGGAGGATCTCGGCCTGAACGAGTTCGTGCCGCGGCCCGACAACGCCAGCCCGGCGAGCCTCGACGACCGCGACCTGCTGGCCAAGAACGAGACGGTGCGTCGCGCGCTGCTGCGCTTCAGCAACGAGGCCGTCTTCTCGCCGAACCGCAACGACACCCCGCACTGGGTCTCGGCCGTGCCGTTCGCCGACCTCCTCTGGCAGCTCAAGACCTTCCCGGTCATGGCTGGCCGCCACGCGAAGTATCTCGGCCGCGAGATCACCCAGGGCAACCCCTGGCCCGCCCTCTACATGCTCACGCTCGGCGTCGGCATGGCAGCGGGCGCGCAGTCGGCCAAGGACATCGTCCAGTCCCGTGGCGGCGACGAATGGGAAGGCCCGCAGGCCACGCTCCGCGACCGCTCGCTCTCGAAGCTGGCGAAGGAGATCGGTATCGGCGACGTCGGCCTCGAGGACGGCGCCGACAAGGCCATCGGCTGGTATCTCCAGAGCCTGGTCGCCCTCGGCGCCTTCGGTGCGATGTTCGACATCGTCTACAACTACGCGCAGGCGGCCGACAACGGCTCCTTCGGCGCGCAGCGGTTCGCTGGCTCGCTGTTCGGGCCGACCGCCTCCGGCTTCTTCGACGCCTTCAACGTCGCCGGCGGCGCCTTCGACGCGGCGACCAAGGATACCTGGGAGCCCAACGCCAAGAAGCGCACCGCCGTCCGCACCCTGGTCGGCAACGTGCCGATCCTCGGCGGCTCGCGCCTCGTGCGCGAGAGCGCCACCGACACCATCGCAGGACTTGCAAACCGATGAATGGACCGACGCTTCCCGAAGTTCCGCTCGCCTACACCCCCACCCGCGCGCCGGGCGCCCTCGCCGCCTACAGCAAGGAGGAGGCCGAGCGCATCATCGCGTTCCTCGGCCTCGAAGGCTGGCACCCGCTCGCCATCGGCGAGGCGCTCGTCGGTTGGGAGTTCTCACGCGCGCTCGTGGTCGTCGGCCGCTCGATCAAGAACGAGACGGAAGTGAAGGCGACCCACGACTGGATCGCCACGCTCCGCATGCGGCTCTCAAAGGATGGCGAGCTGCGCCTGGCCTAGTGCTGACGGATCTCGGCGAGCCTGGCCATGAAGCGGCCATCGTCGAGCTTCACCGGCCGGTCGACGAAGGTGTGCCAGTGGCGGTCGCGCGCCATCATCACCTCCGAGGGCGTGCCGGCGCGCACCTCGTCCTTCGCAACCAGCAGCGTGAACCGCTTCTTGTAGCGGGCCTCACCACCCGGGGCCGAGATAATCTCCAGCCCCTCAAGTGCCGCGACCGCGGTGTTGATGGTCGACCGCCCCAGGTGCCCGACCTTCAGCGTGCCCACCCACTCGACGCGCCCGCCCTCGGTGAGGCGATGCACCTCGTCATAGACCTGCTTCTGCACCGTCGAGAGGATGTGGGTGGTCATCGGCTGGGCGCCGTCAGCAGTCGCGCGTCGACATTTCGATAGAGCTGGTCGAGTCCCGCGTCGTTGATGAAAGTGTGATCGACCCCGAACGAGAGCTGCTCCTGCTCGCTGCGATGCGGCCCTGCAACAAAGCCCGGGCGCTCAACACGCCACACCTGACCGCCGAGCGCCTTCACCTTCGCCGCCTCGTTCACGAAGCGGCAGTCATCGACGACGACAGGGTCGCTCTCCGCTCGCGCCATGTCCTCCCAGGCATCGACCCAGATGGCATCATGCACCAAGCCCCTGCCCCACTCAGTGCCGAGGGTCTGCATCGCATGGCGAGGCGTGCGGCCGTTCAGCTCGGGGATCGGCGTCTCCTTGAGGTCGCCGTCGGTGCAGCGGTTGATGTAGTCGTAGTCGCCACCGCGCGACATGAGCAGGGCTCGTAGCATCTCTTTCAGAGGTTGCGCGAAACGTGTCCGCACGAAGCCGTGGCGGTGAACGAGGTGCTCGGCCACAGTTGACTTGCCGGCACCCGCGACCCCGACGATTGCTATCAGTTTCATTACCCCACGCGCTCCTTGCCTGCTTCCATCAGTCCACGCTTCGTGTGCTCAATCGCCTGCCACTTCTTCAGCCGGGCCGGGCCGCGCTGCGAGCGCCACACCGCGTCGGCCCTCTTGCAGAGATTGATCCACTGGATGCTCAGCTCTCGGCTGCGGAGCACCACGTCGGATGGCCGGCCGAGCAGCCCCCACACGGGGTCGGGCGCGTCAGGCGGGCGGATCAGGTTAGATCCGAGGCTTAGGCTCATAGCGGCTCCAGTCCGCGCAAGGCGCGGTCGCGTCGTGATCGTGGAGGAGGCACCACCAGGCTCGCCCGTCTTGGGCGCCGGCGTGCTTGCAGGTGGTGCAGACGGCCGGCACCGGCTCGTCGTGCCAGCAGGCGTCGCGTTTGAAGCACGTCTTGCAGCGCCAGTCGGCGGCGTCCTTCGCCACCTTCGCGCCTTCGTTCCTCAGCACGATGTCGATGCGCGCTCGCTGCACATCCCACAGGTGCGCGTCGAAGCGGACGATCTCGTCGTGATATTGCGAGTTGTTCTTGCTGTAGGCGACGAAGACGCAGGAGTGGATGCCAGAGAGCCCCATCTCCAGCACCATCTGCTGGTAGTATTTCGGGTGAGCGTACTTGACGCCCAGGCGCTTCGTGCTGTCGAAGCTGTCGATGTTCATCGACTTGATCTCGAGGAGGTGAAACGGCTCGCCGATGGCAAGCTGGATCAGGCCGTCCGCCTTCACCTTGATGTGCCCACCGAGGGCGACGTAGGTGTATTGCTTGCCCGTCACCGGATCGCTCGGCAGCACGGCAAAGCCGGCGCCCTTGAGGTCGGCCAGCACCTCCTCCTCGATCCGATGGCCGTCCCGGAAGATGCGCTTGACGTTCGGCGGCGTCGGGCTGTCGGGGAAGCCGCGCAGCGAGTAGGAGAGCAGCGCCTCGCACGGGTTGCCGATCACGCCTCCGCTAATGGAGAAACTCGGCCACCCGCGAGGGGTGGCCGAGTAGTAGGCGTCGATGCGTTCGGCAACCAGCCCCATCAGAACGGGATCTCGTCGTCGGGGGCGTTCGAGCGGCTGCCGGCGCCTGCGCCGACCGTCGAGACGCCCAGCTCCTTCGGGTCGAAGAAGCCCTGCACCTCGCTGCCGCGCTTGCGCTTCGCGCCATTCTTGTCGGTGTATTCGCTGTCGTCGGGGATCACCGTGACGCCGACGATCAGGCCGTTGTAGCTGGCGACCGGTCCCGGCTTCTTCGGGCTCCGATGGCCACCGAAGGTGAGCATCGCCAGGATCTTGTCCCGGCCGATGCGGACGGCCTCGGCATTGGAGTGGTGGTAGATGATGAAGTCCTTGATCGCGCCGATGCCGTTGACTTCAGTCAGCGAGACTTCGAGCTGCATGCCGTTTTTGCATGCGACCGCCTTCGCGTCGGAGGTGCGGCAGAGATGCCGGCCGGGCCTGAGCAGCCCGCCGCGGGCCGCCCGCGCTTCGTTGCCGGAGAGATCGAGATCGGAGATGTCCTGAGACATGGTCGTCCTTTTACGGGGTGGGGGTTGCAGGCATGGTTGCGGGAGCCTTCGGAGGGGCCGGCTTGCCGACCCGCTCCAGAAGTTCGGTGACGTCCTCCGTCTTCTCCCAGGTGCGGAGAGAGCGGTACGGGTCGCGGGCCTTCGCGTAGAAGCCCTTGTAGGTGTCGGTGAGGAAGAACCGCTCGACCACCGGCTCCGTCGGCGCGGCGTCAGGCGCCCCCGGCGCCGGCGTCTTCGCGCGTCGCGTCAGGTAGAAGATGTTGTCGAGGATGCCGGGGATCTGCTGCGCGGCCGCCGAGCCCTTGATCATCGGGCCGGCGGTGTTGCCGCCGTTGTCGTCCTGCTTCTCACGAAGCAGCGCGGTGATGCAGACGTGATACGGCTGGTCGCGGAACCACTTCACCGCGGCGACCATCCGCTCGTTGTAGATCTGGTAGACCTCGAACTTGTTCTTGATGGCGATCTTCTTGCCATCGGTGTCGGTAGTCAGTTCGCGCTGCACCTCCGCCATGCAGAGGTCGCCGAGCTCCGTGAGGCTGTCGAGCCCGAGCCACGCATAACCGAGCGTGGAGAAGGCGGGATTGGAGATCAGCTCGCGCGTGTCCTTCCAATCCCAGTAGCTCTCCTCGCCGATGTCCGGCTTCGACCCGCCGGCCCACGACGCGACGCGCATGTAGTCGATGTCGACCGCGTTGAGCGTGCGGAGGCCCGCCTCCAGCGAGATGATCAGCCCCCGCCCGTACCGCTTCTGGTAGTTCTGGAGCTGCCAGGTCTTGCCGACGCCTGCCTCGCTGTAGATCAGCGTCTTCGACGTCGTCGCCGCGAGCCCAGTGGACGTCCGCAGCGGGCTGAAGATCATCGACCCGGTCATGGGGTCACCGTGACGGTGACGGTCGCGCTGCCGACGCCCTTGGTGAGGGCGGCCGCGACCTCGTCCTGTTGCTCCTGGGTCAGCTTCTCGAACTCGTCCTTGTGGACCGAGTACCTGGAATTGACGTAGTCCGGGAGCGGCGTGCTCGCGAACATCTCCTCCAGCTTGTTGCTGTCCCAGCTCCACTTCTCGCCGCGCTTCACCTTGATGGTGTGCTTGCCGACGACCCGGATGTGCTCGCCGGGATCTTCGGGGAAGTGCGCCGCGAGCTGGATCTTCAGCACCTCGAAGCTCTCCTTGGCCGCCTCCAGCATTTCCTTGGCGCGGACGAACGCCTCGGCCTGGTCGGCGAGGGCCTGGTCCTCGGCGGGGAGCGGGATCAACCCGAGCTGTGTGGACATCGTTATCCTTCGTCGCGTCGAAAGTTGGATGAGAACGCATCTTGACGGATCAGTCGCCAAAAGGCAACATCCTTGTCGCAACGAAAGTTTGGAGAAAGTTGTCATGAGGGTGGGCACGTTCGACTTCACACGGATCGTCCGCGACCTGGGCGGCGTCCAGAAAGTGGTCGATAAGACCGGGTTCGACCGCGCCACCGTCTATAAGTGGCTCCGAGGCGTCGGCCCGGGGCGCAAGGGTTTCGAGACCCTCCTCTCGGTGTTCCCCAGGCTGCGTCTGCGTCGCTACTTCAAGCGGGGCTAGCCATGCCCTATGACGCTGCGCTGCACGCCGAGCTCGTGCAGTCGGAGGCCGTGCGTCGCATCGACGACGGCCAGTCGGTCATCCCCATCGGCATCACCTCCAAGAAGCCGCTGATCAAATGGCTGGATCTCCAAGAGGAGAGGCCAACCGAGGCCACGGTCGACTTCTGGATGGCGTCGTTCGGCGCCTTCAACCTCGGCATGATCACCGGCGCGATCTCGGGCTGGGTCGTGCTCGACGCCGACAACGCCGAGGCCGTCGAGTGGGTACGACAGAAGGGGCTGGCCACCGGCTACGAGGTCCGCACCCGGCGCGGCCGCCACTTCTACTTCCGCCACCCCGGCCATCAGGTGCGGAACGCCAAGAACCTGTGGAACGTGAAGGGTCTCGACCTGCGAGGCGACGGCGGCTACGTGCTGGTGCCGCCGTCTCGTTTCTCGAAGGACGGCGAGATCCTCGACGACGCCTACACCCTTGAGGCCACCACCGATCCCGACGACCTGCCCGAATGGGTCTTCGACGGCCAGGCCGAGCCCGGCGATCCCGTCGACATCAACCAGCTCGACCTCACCTGGAACGTCCCGGCCGACGACAAGCAGCATCTGCCGGTGAAGGTCCGCCTCAAGGGCAAGGACAAGATGGCGCCCGGCTCCGGCCGCGGCACCATGGTCGCCCGCTATGTCGGCGAGCTGATCAAGAAGGGCGTCGTCGACGTCGTCGAGATCACCACCGCCGTCGACGTGCTGATGGCCGAGTTCTTCACCGAGCCGCTGCTCGACGAGGAGGTGGCCGCTTGTATCCGTGCGCTCCTCCGCGGTGAGCAGCAGCGCCACCCCGAACGCTTCCTCGAGAACCAGCAGTCACCGAAGAAGGTGACCGACGTCGAGCTGGCGACGGAGGAGGCCGAGCCGGCAGCCGTCGCGCCAGCCGAGGAGCGGCCGCCCTTCCTGTTCACGGCCGCCGACCTCGACGGCGCCATCCAGACGCTCGGCCGCCGGGCTTATTTCATCGAGCCGTGGCTGCCGGAAAACGCCATCGTCCAAGTCCATGGCTACTCGGGCCATGGCAAGAGCCTGTTCACGATGGGCGCGCTCTGGGCCATGGCCGCCGGCGAAGACTTCGGCACCTTCATCGTCGAGCGGCCACGCCGCGTCCTCTACATCGACTTCGAGAACGGCAAGAACACCCTGGTCGAGCGCATGCGCGACTACCGCTCGCTCGCTCGCAATCCCGGCGACCGCTTCAACCTGTGGAGCGCCGGCCTCGATCCCGAGCGGATCGACTGGCATTTCCGCGAGGAGGGCGCCCTGAAGAAGCTGGCCGCCCTGATCCGCGCCTCGGACCCCGAGGTAATCGTCCTCGACACCACCCGGTCAGGCTTCCCTGGCCTGGAGGAGACCAAGGCCGAGGCGTGGGCGCCGGTGAACAAGCTCCTCCGCGCGCTGCGCGACCGCGGCTTCACCGTGATCTTCGTGCATCACTCCCGGAAGCCGGGCGAGGATGGCTTCACCGGCGAGAGCGGATCGACCTCGCAGCTCATCAACGTCGACGTCCAAGTCCAGGTGCTGAAGGTGGTCGGCGCCAAGAAGGAGCTCCGGCTGGCCTGGCACCAGGCCAAGAAGGATCTCGGGTACGCCGTCACCGCCGACCAGCGGAAGGACGCGCAGGCTGCCATCGACGCCGCCCTCAAGGCGGCTCAGCAGAACGCCAAGGAGGAGGCCCGCGCCAAGGCGGCGGTCGCCGACTTCCAGGCGGTTGAGAACCTCCGCGAGCACGTCCGCAATACCTTCGGAGACTCTTGGTTCCTCCGCACCGTGACCCGCATCGGCTACGGCAAGGTCCGCGACGAGACGGCCAACCACATCACCGTCGACATGGCCTGGGCCTACCACCGCGACACTGGCGAGCTGAAGGTGCTGACGGTGCCGGAGATCCCCAAGGCCCGCGCCAGGGGCTTCGCCGCCACCTGCAACCCGCTCACGGTGCAGGACGCCAAGGACTGGGCGCAAGCGAACGGCGAGAACCTCTACGCGGTGAGGGGCTGGATGGGCCTGGCCTGATGCCGACGCTCTCGAAGCGAGCCACTCCGCTCCAGGCCCAGATCCTTCGCGTCGTCGAGGGCTCGATCCGTGATGCCGTGAACTCGCACCCCACCTGGTCATTCGACCCCCGCTTCACGAAGTCGATAGCGAAGCGGGCGGCAGGAACCTTGTCGGCCCTCTGGCCGGCAGGGTCGGCGGTCGCCAAGCCGTCGGCCGCGATCACTCGCACACCTTCCACGGGTGATCGCACCTCGTAGCTGGCACCTGATCCCAGCGACGAGAAGAAGGGGCGCCTCAGCCGTGCAGGGCGCCCCTTCGTTTTTTAGACCGCCTCGACGATCTCCCAGTCCTCAGCGAGGACATCGGACTGCGACGCCAGCCAGGGCACGACGGTATCCTGCGCCGTCTTCATGTCGATGTGCGGCTGGTAGTTGATCTTGGTGCCGGCCGGATAGATCCCGAGCAGCGGCGCCCGGTTCACCTCGAAGGTGCTGCCGGGGACGAGGAACAGGAACATACCCTTGCCGTTCCAGCCTTCACGCGCCACGCGCTTGCCGGCCTTGAGGCATTCGATGGCTTCACCGAAATTCATAGAGGGCTCCGTCTGGTTGCCTCACACGGATCATTCCATTGTGAGGCGCACCCCTCATGCACAACCGCGACGTGCGCGCTCGCGTATCACGCGCGTAGGCTACGTAGCCCTTGTATCCCTCGTAGCCCAACCCATCGCTACTCCGTCCAAGACGTCCTCACGAAGTGAGGACGACGTCAGGACGGACCAACCCCTGGGGGCTCATAGGGGTCTATGTCACCACCAACCCCGGGGTAGGGGGGTACTAGGGGGGACGGGGGAAAGTTATGTCAACACAAATCTGTAGACGGTTGTAATAGCAACCCGATCTGACGTTTTCCAATCTAACCAAACGTGCATAAAGCAGCGGTTTTGATACGGCCCCGTCGGCTTCTATGCCGTCCATAGGGGTTGGTCGGGGGACTGCGCCCCCGCCCGTTGGGCGGGCGCTTGCCCCCTCCTTTTCCTGGGAGACGCATCATCTAGTGTCTGTGGTTGCGTAGCTACGCAACTCATGGCATAGACAAGGGCATGCCGCGAAACGCGCTGTCCCCCGAGCAGCTCGATTGGCTCAAGGCCAATCACACCCCAGATGGTGCCGTCCGCGAATACGCGAAGCACCTCTCCTGCGATCCCGACACCGTCCGCCGCGCCCTCTCGAAGCTCGGCCTCCGCGAGTTCGAGGGCGCCAAGTTCGCCCCCGCCGCTCCCCGCCCCCAGACCTGGAAGCGCCCCTGCATCCGCTGCCGCACTCCCGAGGAGCGCCCCCGGATGCAGTTCCTCTGTGAGAGCTGCACCCGCTACGCCGACCGGCGCTTCGCCGCCAAGTCCGTCGACCGCAACCCCCATGAGTGTCCCCGATGAAAACCTCGCTCGACCGCGACATGCGCCGCCGCGCCTCCCTCCACGCCCGCCGCCAGCAGGCCGACATCGCCCTCGGCAAGCGCATCCAGGCCCTGGCCGCCGGCCTCCTCAAGTCCGACACCCGACGCGGCCCCGGCAAGCGGAGCTGCGTCGTCGAGATGCGGCGGATCGAGGAGAAGCGAGAGGCGCACATGCGCCGCATCGCTGCTGGCCGTTGGGCCAACGGCATGGAGCCGACCGTCTACAACACCTCCCCAGGCTTCCCGACCCCCTCGCTGGGTCGCTGGCTACACCGCGCACGTCGCGCCGCCTGATGCCCGCCGCCGACAGCATCTTCGTGGACGAGCGAGAGGTCGCCCGCATCACCGGGCGCTCGATCATCACCGTCCGCATGTGGCGCGGCCCTCGCGGCGGCGGCCCCCGGCCGCTCCCGCCAGGCACCGTCGGCCGCAACAAGAACTCCGTCCGCTACCGCCGCGATGTCGTCGAGGCTTGGGCCAAGCTCAACCCGAACCTCGGCCGCGGCAAGAAGCACAAGGCCGCCTGATGGAATGGCGCCAAATCCCTGGGCTCTCAGCCTATGAGGTCAGCGAGGGTGGCAATGTCCGATGCATCGTTGACCGCGCCACGCACAAAGCGGGGCTGCGCAAGACAAGCAAAAACTCAGACGGCTACTGGAGCGTTTCCTTGCTGCCAGACGAGGGCAGCCGCCGACCGTATGCGGTTCATCACCTGGTCTGCTTGGCATTCGTTGGTCCTCGCCCGACCCCTCAACACATCGCGGCACACGTCGACGACGACAAGGACCATAACCACTGGTCCAATATCTACTGGGCGACCCAGCTTCAGAATGCCGCTGATCGAGCACGGAACGGCCGCACCGCTCGTGGCGAGCGCATTGCGTCCTCGACGTTGACGTCGAGCGACGTCGAGTGCATCCGCTCCAGCTATACGGGGCGCTATGGGCAAAAGCGCAGTCTCGCCCGCCGCTTCGGGATCTCTGAGACGCACGTCGGCCGCATCCTGCGTGGCGTGGCGTGGGTGCCGGCCTGATGCCTCGCCTCAAATCCCCCAAGGCCAAGGGCGATGAGTTTGAAAGGACCGTAGCCGCCTATCTCAACGAGCACGTCTACCGCGGCCGGATCACCGCCTACCGCGCGCCTCTCTCCGGCGGCGGCCGGCTCGAAAGCGCCGGTGGAGCCGACATCACGGGCGCCCCTCTCTTGTTCATTGAGGCCAAGCGCACCGAGAAGTTCCGCGTCCACGAAGCGGTCGCCCAGGCCACCTACAACGCCGGTGTAGCGCGGACCCCCGACTACCCGACAGTGATCACCCGGCGGAACCGACAGACCATGGACGACGCCCTGGTCACCATGCGCCTCAAGGACTTTTGCCGCCTCTACCACGCCGCCCTCGTCGCCTGCTCGATCCTGCCGGCGCCAGAGGACGACCCGCCGACCGAACCCGGGCAAACCTCCCCATAGATCGGCCGCTGTTGGCCGAAAAACACTCCCAAAGGAGACCTCACCATGCCCGCTCGGATCGACACCACCCGGCCCAAGTCCGTTTCCGGCACTTCGCAGAACAGCGAGACCCGCCTGAACTTCACCCGCATCGACACCTGGCTGAAGATGCGCGCCCCCTACTACGAGACGCCGCAGACCCTCTCGGCCGCCGGCGCCGTGTCCGCCGACAAGGTCGTGACCACCGTCACCATGACCCAGTCGGCCAACATCGCCCTGACCCTGGCCGACCCGACCTACGACGGCCAGCTCAAGATCATCCACCTGATCTCGAAGTCGGGCTCCGGCAACGCGGTCGTCACCCCGACGAACCTGGCCATCGGCTCGACCCTCACCCTCGACACGGCAAAGGATACGGCCGTCCTCGAGTTCGTCGACGCCGAGTGGGTCTTCGTCGGCGGCGGCGCCACCCTCGCGTAAGCGGGCGGGGACACCCGCTTACCGCGTCGTGGGGAGCTGCTGCCTCCAGTCGGCAGCTCCCCACCCTACTCCAGGAGCACCTCATGGCCGTCAAGCGCAACAACCCCGGGAACGTCGAGCTCGGTTCCGGCAAGTGGCAGGGCCTCACTCCCACCCAGAGCCACCGCTTCGCGACCTTCACCGACGTCACCTACGGCATCCGCGCCATCGCCGTGACGCTCATCACCTACCAGGATAAGTATAAGATCCGCACGATCAGCGCGGCCATCGCCCGCTACGCGCCCCCGAGCGACAACAACCACACCCGCAAATACATCGAGAACGTCTGCATCTGGACCGGCTTCCGGCCCAGCGAGGAGCTGAACTTCCACTCCTGGCAGCACCTCCGCCCGGTGGTCCTGGCCATCATGCGCCAGGAGAGCGGCGTCGATCTCGGCGCCGTCCGCCTGGAGATCACCCCCGCCCAGGTCGACAAGGGCCTGGTCATGGCCGGCGTCACCCCGCCCATCGAGGCCGAGCGCCCGTCCCGCACCATCCTCGGCGCCAAGATCGCCGCCGCTGCCACCATCGCCGCACCCGCCGCGCCGTCCATCCTCGACATGGCGGCGACCGCCGCGCCCATCGTCGAGCACGTCGCGCCCCTCGCCGGCGTCCTCCAGACCATGGCCGGCGCCGCCCCCTACGCCCTCGCCGTCCTCGCCTTCGCCGGCATCGCCTACATCGTCTGGGCTCGCATCGACGACCGCCGCCGCGGTCTCCGCTGATGCTGTCCTGGCTGCTCTCCACGCCCCTGGCCCTGACCATCCTCAAGTGGGCGGCCGTCGCCATGGGCATCGGTGCCGTGCTGCTCGGTGCCCGCCTTGGCGGCCGCCATGCCGAGCGCATCGAGCGTGCCGAAGGCGCCCAGCTCGCTGCCAAGGATCGCATCAAGACCGACGCCCATCTCGGCTCGGTCTCCGATGTCGTCCTCGACGCCTACCTCCGTCCCCCTTCGCGCCGATGACGCGCGCAGCCTCGCCGGCAGGATCGCCGGCTTCCCCTGGAGCACCTCATGCCCCAGTCCACCA